GCAGGCTCACTAGATGCCGATGATCCTTGAGATGAACGTCATGTCCACGGCGTCCAGAGCCACGTCCAGATCTGCGATCGCAGATTTCAGGGTCGCTTCTTGCTCGTCGCTGAAGTAATACGGCGCGGCTTTCAAATCGGTCACCCCCAACCACGCATGGTCCTGATTGATGGTCACCTTGTTGGCGGCGAAGCCTCTCAGGTGCGTGCCGAGCAGACCGTTGACCTCGTCGGCGTTCCTGGGCTGCGTACCGATCGTTGTGGGCGGAGGCGGGGGTTCTTGCGGAATGGTCATGCTGGCTCCTTAGACCGGGTAGTAGGGAATCTTGAAGGCGCTGCCATCGAGCGTGACGGTCATGTAGCCGGCCGGGGTGGCTGGCAATGCCTGGGCGCCACCGGCGCCTCCCACATTGGTGACGAAGATGCCTGGCACTCCGATCTGGATTTGCAAACGACCCGTACTGTCGAAGCATAGCCACGAGTCGCCATTGTTCTGAGGATTGCGCCAGCCGACTTGATAGCCATTCGGCAGGCGAATCAGCCCGGTGCCGGAAGCTGCGCCCGTCGCCATCGTCAGCACGCCGGTCATATACAAACCGCCGGACCCGCCAGCCCCAGCGTCGATGATCACCGGCTGGCTACTGCTTGAGCGCAGGTACAGACCACCGTTCACGGTCTGCACAATCCCGTAGGCAGGTCCGAACTTCAGCCGCGCACTCGCCGTGTCGCTGTCGAAGGCTGCCGTCATTGGGCCAGCGCTGGCATTAACCGCGAACGCCGTTGCGCCCCACGAGATCGGGTTAGCCCCGGCAGCGGTGTAAACGACAGTGACTTGGCCACCGGCTGCACCGAGCAGAACTGCTGGCTGTGCCACATCGAAGCGCATCCAGTTGGTACCGTCGTAGTACGCATTGCCGCCCATGTTGGTGCCTAATTTGCCGCTCAAGAAGGCATAGCCGTCACTGCTCTCGACGCTCAGGCTGGCAGCCAGATTGACCGGATTGCGGATGCGCTCGTTGGCTGAGCCGATAGCCAGGGCGATGTTGTTGCCGCTCGCGCCGGACTGGTTGGCGATGAACAGTCCATAGGCGTTAGCCACCCCAGCCGCGCCCTGATTGCCGATGTTGATGCCGTAGCTGGTGGTAATAGATGTCCCTGCGCCCAGGGACGGTCCATTGATCTGTACTACCGCACAAGTGGCCATCGTGTAGGTCGCGGCCTGACTGGCCAACTGCAACCAGAGCACGTTCACGCCGGACGTTGCGGCTGAGGAAAACGTCGGAGCCGTCACGATCCCGTACTGAGTCGTGCCCGTCAGCGTGCCTGCAAGGGGGGTGACCTGTACGGCACGGTCAGCCATCGGCGCTGCGCCAATGCCCACGTTGCCGCTCACGGTCAGGTTGCGGCCCAGGAACAGGTCGCGCGGCCTGGTCGCACCGCTGGCACCGATGTCGTAAGTGTTGTCGGGGCTGAACGTCAGGTTCTGGCTGAGCGGAATCGTCAGCCCGCCCACCGCTTGCCAGGTGACGTTGTAGTCGGTGTTGTTGACCTTACCCAGCACCTGGCCGGTGGTGCCACCGGTGGGCACGCCACCGAAGTTGGTGAGAACAACCTGCCTGCTCACGGTGGTGTCGCCTGGATGTGGCCGTCTGTCGTCACGTACGCCGGGTCTGTCCGCAGCAGCTTCTCGTACTCCTCGATGGCGATGACTTCGACGCCGTGCTGGTTGCCGACTCCACCCTTGGGGTGCTCACCAACCACCAAGCGATCACTGCGGCGGTACACGATGGGGCGTTGCGGCGGTCCTTCTGCCATACCTATTGCTCCACCCAGCGGCCGGGGCCATCCATGCGGCTGCAGTTCAGCCTGACGTGCGACTCGGGCACCGCGTTGGTGCCGGCCGCTACATTGCCGCACGCGCAGCCCTCGCGCTGCGTCTTTTCGACGAACATCTGCTGGCCCATCGTGGCGTCAGCCCCGCCACCCACCGGCCAGGTTGAGGTGGCGCCGCAGCCATCGGGGCAGTTCAGCACGATGAAGTTGTGATTGTGGCTGCCGTCCAAAGGGCCGCCTAGGATGACGGTCCACTTAACTTCGGCGGCGGGGATGGTGCCGCTGTGGCCCTGCTCGTCAAAGACCACATCGATGGAGCCGTCTGCGTTGAACACTACGGGTCTGATGCTCATGGATTCGCCTCAAAATTGACGGAGGCTGTGTTTCCTGCACTCGCAACCAGGGAGGATGCGTTGCCGGCTACTAGCCCACTGGCTACGGCGGCACCAGCACTCCATGCTCGATTGCTCACTGCACCGGCCGAAAACCCGGTGCAGACAATCGGCGATCCACCCGCGTTCAGCAGGGCGAAACTGGCGGCTGGGGTGGAAGTGACAGTTGGCGCCACGGCTTTCGGCAGGAACGCCAGGGGGATATACGCCAGAGTGCCGCTCACGACCTGACCCGCAGCAAAGATGTTGCCCGCGGCCGCGCTGAATGTTTCGTAGTACCTGAGGCACCGCGCCAGGTCGTCGGACGGGTGCAGCGGCGCGTAGTCGGCTGACACGCTGCCGACCACCAGCATGGCGTTGTCGATGTAGGCCGTAGCGTTGCTGGTGTTGAACGACACGCCAACATTGAAACCTGACGGCAACGCCACTGTCGTTGCAGTGACGGATAATGTCTGATAAGTCCCATCGCCGGAGTGATAGGAGCCATAGACAAACGTGCCGTTATTGTAGATATAGGCACGCGCGACATTGGCCACCGACGTCCTGACACGAATGCTGAGCGTGAGCGTACTTGCGCGGATGCCCCACATATCCGTGTTCGGCTGGAGTTGCTGATAGAGCGCGGAGCCGCCGGTGCCGTTCCCGTGCGTGTATGTCACGACAGCACAGTTGCCTGAGCGAATGTCCTGATTGCTCGGATCCCTGGAAACAGACATAGTGTCCGTGCCATCAAGACCGATCGCCCAACGGTCCGCACTGAAGGCAGCAATCGTGAACGGCCCGTTGCCCCGCTGCCATATCTCGAAGCCACCATTGACCAGCAGGTTGGCACGAGCCGTGTCGCTGGCGAGCTTGGCATTGGTGATCGTCGCGTTGGCGATGTCGGCAGCGACGATCGTGCCGTCCTGAATCTTGGCGGAGGTGATCGAGTTGTCGTTGATGCCTGAACCGTCGATCGGCGGGGTCGGCGTGTAGCCCGTCGAGGCGTAGTCCACGATCACCCGCTCGGAGCCGTTGAAGGCGTCCGTGAAGGTGATCACGCTGCCGCTCAGCGAATAGTTGCCGGCGGCCGATGACTGCACCACGCCCGCGCGGGCGAGCACCAGAATCCACTGCGGCGTCTGCGACAGGGTGACCGTGGTCGCCGCGTTGGCCGGCAGGAACTCCTCGTGGACGCTGGAAGAGGGACCAACCGGCCCGGCTGTACCAGTTGCTCCAGTCGGACCCTGAACACCCTGCGGTCCCTGGATGCCTTGCGGACCGGCCGGACCGGGCACCGTCGAGTCCGCACCTTGTGGACCTACCGGGCCTTGCGGACCGGGCGGGCCTTGCGTGCCCTGCATACCCTGCGGGCCAGGCGGGCCGGGCACGGTGGAGTCGGCGCCGGCTGGTCCCTGGATGCCTTGCGGGCCAGGCGGGCCTTGCTCGCCCGGTGGACCCTGCGGACCGACGCTCCACGTTGGCGGCAGCGGCTCGCCACCGACCGGGTTCCAGTTGACCCGCTCGCTCGTGCGCGTCACAACCTGACGCTCATCAACGGACCACCGACCACCTCAGAGAAGGCGACGCGGCGGGTGGGCGCTGGCCCCCAGATCAGCGACTGGCGGGTGAACTCGCGCGCGGCCATCTCCTGGGTGGCCTGCAGATTGCCAGCAGCTGCGGCGAACATGTGGCTGGGGTACAGGTGCCAGGCCTCGATGTGGCCGGCTGCCGTGGCGTAGTCGAGGTCTACGCTGAGTTCGTCGCTATCGACCAGCACATGGTCGGGGGTTACGTCCACACCATTGACCAGCGACCAGGCTGGCCGCAGCGCGGTGACCCACACGTTGGCTGGCGCGTACGACCCGCTGGTGTTGCGCAGCAAGACGTGGCCCTGCTGCAGGGTGGCCTCGAAGGGCGCCTCGCCAACGGGCTTGTACCAGCCGTACTGCACTCGCGCGACCTGGCTGGGGTTGGTCAGCCACGGCTTCTGGTAGGTCAGGTCGATGTCGCCGTAGGCGCTCGTCAGCTCGGCGGCAAACAGTTCTTCCATGAAGCACCGCCGCAGGCCAGCCAGCACGCTGGTGCGCAGCTCCTGATCGGGGTGTAGGTGGGTGAACTCGGCTAGCTCGCTGGGCTGCATCGGGTAGCGCCAGTTGCGATCCACGACCACACGCCCAGCGCCTGGGTCGAAGGTCTGCACCATCCGAATGCGATCGCGGGGATCGGCCACCGCTGGCGGCAGTGGCGT